GCGCGGCTTGTGAGGCGATCGCGCTTTCGGCACCTTTAATGGCTTTATCTTCTTTTTCAGTAACTGATTGGCTGTCTTGCATTTTAAGCATTTGCGATAAGGTAATAAGCTTCTCAAGGTGCGCGATGTCCAAATCTTCAAGTTCCTTAAGGGCCTTAACTTTATCCAATAGTCCAGCATCTTCATCTCTGATAGCTTGAGCACGGCGTTCAACTGCCAATGCCTGATTTTCTTCAACACGAGATATTCTTTCAAGTCCAAGTCCTTGATCTGCGGCAGCACGAGCGCGAGCAAGTTCAGCTTGCGAAGCTTGTAAATCCATTTGCTGTTGCATTTGTGCTTGCTGTACTTGTTGCATTTGTTGTTGTTGTTGAGCAATAGCCTCTACCAATTCTTTCTTATTCTGCATCGTCGAAGCATTAAGAAGTACATCATCAGGAACAGGAACCCCAGCTTCTCGTAACTGCAAGAGCTGTGCAAATTGCATGTTCTTTTGGGTTGCGGTATTAAGACCTTCAACGACGACTGAATGGTATTTACCGAATGCTTTATTGTAGAATTGTTGGGTTGGTTCTTCACCTTCTAATATCTTCTTTACTTTACCTGGCGTGTAATTTGCTTGTACCAAGTCGATGATAATATCACCCAATTGCTTTTGTGCATAGTCTAAGTTATCAAAAAGTATTTGCAGCGTTGTAAGTCCAGCACCCTGCCGAAGCATTGATAGAATGCCCGCTTTGTCATCAGTCGCACTACCGAGTAGTTCTTCATTTACGCCCGAAATTTGACTAATTTCTTCGCCAAGCATTTTAGATAATTCAATCATTCCAGCAGGTATTCCGGGCGCTACAATCTGTTCAGCATCGGTCATCTGTGCATCTTCTTTCAATGCCAATCCACGACCTTGACCCGATAAGAATACATCCTTGGGATTAACGAGCGCGTTTTCTTTGTATTTCCATCCAGAGTTAATTTGAGACTCAAGTATATCCAGCTCAATAATTTTGCGGCGATTGTATAGATACTGTGAGTCACGTAATCCACGCACAACGCCCTGAATTCTATAGGGGTAGTATGGCATCTGCGGATTGTAATATCCGATAACGGGCACAAAGGGAAAACGATCAATACCCATGGGATTTGGGCCATCATACATAACTTTACCTTGCACAACGATTGCGAGATTGACCGTAGGAACTTCTGATTCGATCATGGTCACTTTAGGATATTTCTTTAAAAATAACTTCAAGCGATCTGGATCTTGCCCTTTCCATTCTTGCGTCTCACCAGTTTGCGCATCAACCAGAAGTTGTTGCATGCGATAATCTTTATAATAATATTCATCATATGTTAATAGATTGGTATATGACACATTGTAATTTTCTGGCATGAATTGAAACTTGCTATCCCTGCCTGCTTGTGATTCGTTGCCTTGCAATCCAAGTATTTCTTCAGCATGTTCTGGCAAGAGGGCAATAACTTCCCGCTTAGTTAAAAATGTTCGCTTCCAAATAGTGTTACAATCGGAGAAATCCATCTTACGAAAGAATGGATCGACCAAGAATGAATTGTATGAACAGTTATCAACCTTAATATTTCCTGAAACAGGATCGGTGCGATAATCCATATACACATGCAAGAAGTTCATTCCAGTAACTAATGCACCATCAAATGCTTCAGAGAGCGTATGCAATATGCCTTCGGTGTTTTCCAGATATTTGAATATCTTGCTAAATTGATCCGCAGTCTCATCGTCTGCATTAGCCACGCCTTCACACACTAAAGACTTTCTGTTGTTACGTTGATGACCACCAATCATGTTCTTTGTGCGTCGTATGCGGTTAAAATTGAACTGAGTACGACGATTTACAGGAAGGTTACCCCACACATCATTCCATAAAGTCTGATCTCCTGCCTCGAAGCGGGTATCTAAATCCATTCACTGTTACTTCAGCTTATGCTTACTGACCCTTTCGGGCGGAGAGTCTTGTTATTCCTCTCTCTTTATGTCTCCATAAAGAACGGACTATCACATGCTTTTTCAAGCTCCCAGGATTTAGTCTCTCAGGCTGTATTTAAACTTGCCCCTTGTCACGCTCGGCTTTACGTTAGCGCTTCCAAGTCAATTACCCAGGATTTAAAGAGGCCAATTTTACAGAGCCTCTGACCAGAACGATTGATTGAGCGTAATCGCTTCAGCATAAAATGCTTCCATACGCGATAGGATCGCTCTATCCTTCTCTGTGTAATATGTCGGGCCAAGCTGAGGGAATATCATTTACTTCTCTCCCTTTTAAGTATTTATTTATATCAAACTTATCGCATCTGCTACAAAATCCAATTAGATCACAATCTGCTTTATCGAAATCAATGCTTCTATGACTATAACAAAAACAAATTGTGCACTTAATTTTATTTCTTCCAAAAGCTGCACAAGTCCTACACGATTTAGATCGATCATTTTCAAGTTGATACTTAATCATTTTTGATTTAAAACCGCAAGTACATTCACAAAGAAATTGGATCTTTCCTCGAGAAGTTCTCTCTTCAACAATAGATAAAACTGTCCACTGATTATATTTATTACCGATTATTGATTGTATTTTCTGAACAGGAACTTTTTCAGCGCATGACTTACATTTGGTTGAAGTCCCATCAAGCAATGCTTTCTTTTTAACAATAGATTTAAATCCGCATGAACATTGGCAATGATATTTTATTTCACCCGAAGCTCCACGATATTTAGCGATGCTTAAAGCTTTCCATTGTCCATACATTTTACCAGAAACATGATCTGGCGGAATTCTGCGATTATTAACATTTTGTTTTGGAGTTACCCATGCACAATTTCCTGGTTCATAATTGCCATTAACATCAGTGCGATCGAGTTGATGGCCTTCGGGTTTAACTCCCATATCTTTTAAAAAATTATGAAATGATTCGAGCCATTCTTTGCACACTTTAATCCCACGTCCGCCATAATATTTATAATTAGGACGATTGGGATTAGTGCATCGAGATATCATAGCCCGATAAGAAGAATAAGTTGGTGATTTATACATTTTATGCTGTTTCATAAGCATTATTATAGCATAAATTTATAAATAAAATGAGCCGGTGCTCCCCTGTAAGGATCCGGCTCACGTCCTGTGCGAACACCACATTCCACAGAAAGAATTTAATTCTCTAGATCTAAATCGGGGATCTTATAGCGCCCCACAAAGTTATTAACCCAGTCAAATATATGCTGCGAGTCATGATTAATTTTGCTCATTAATTCCAATATTTCCTCAAACTGGCAAGCTATGCCATCAAAGATAATCAAGCGTTGTTGTTCTTTAATAGTGCTGTCATCATTAATTTCGTCTACAGCGGCACGAAGTAGTTCAACTTGATTAATACACCATTGCGTTACATGATCTTCAAGGTCGGCGTAATTTAGACGCTTCTTTTCTCTACTCATCCGTGCCTCACTACTTAAAAAAAAAATGAACAATGATAAGAAACTCAATCCCACAAACCAACTAACCACGCTCACGTGCTTCATAATTACTGCCGCAATCCTTTCTCTTACAAACGCTACAAACTGAATCAACTTCGTACCGATATTCATATGTCCATAAATCACCATCAATATGTATTCTATTTATAGCATCCGCAGCGGGATTTGTCGTGATATTTATTGTAATTTTTTTAGTGCGATACTGGGGTATAAATTCACCCTTACATTTTGTCACGGCAATTGCATGTAGTCTTAATAAGTTTGTTGTTCTTGTACTGAGTTACAATCTGGCATGGATACAATCGAATGGTGCGGTGAAGTGCATGAAAGAATACTGAAAGGTATTCGTAGTATATTGTCATTAGTAAATACCCGATTTAATAATACTATCTTCCAATTCATCTAGGGTATTTTTAAGATTTTCATCAACATCGGGCAATTGGCGCTGAAGAGATATTGCTTTAAGCTCATTAGCATTTCGTTCCTTGAGTACCAATTTCAATATTTCAGTTTCTTCTGAAGTTCTCTTACAGCGTTGCCTACAAAGAAATTTCTTGCATGATTTTATATGTTTGTCGGCTATATCGTTTGCGGTTTGTTTATACTTACGAGTCAATTCATCTGTTTTGTTTGCTAGTTCTTTTAACTCTTCTGGCCAATTGAATGTTATATATTTATCTTCCATTATATATCCTCTCTAAAGAATCCAGTAGTTTGTTTGCCACCATACATCGCTTCTCTGTATCGTTTATCAAGTTCTTCCGGCGTTGTACCAGCAAATGAAGCTTTCTTCAATGCTACACACATATACCGAAACGCATCTGCCCCGTGTGACCATTCGTCGTGGAGTGGTATCATTTTATATTGCTTACGCGTTGAGTCCCATTCTTGTCGATAATTTGATAGCGCCTTTATCAAGTCTTTGCACTTTCGTTCATCGATACGTATGATTGGTAGCTTCTGTTTAACAAACTCAATTCCATCAAGTAAATCATGTTTATAAATCTCACTAAAATTGAGTCCCAGTTGCTTATACATTTCGCGGCGCGTAATACCAGATCCTTGTTCACGTACCATAATGTCGTGAGGAGGGAAGTGACGAGAGTAGGTATACCCTTTTGCAAAAACATAGTTCACAAAGTGATCGATTGATCGATTGCTTGCTTGATAATAGTCAATAACGTGAACCACAGCCCCAATAACCTGGAAGAATACGATACAAGTAGGGTCATTAATTCCCAAGTCCCACGCAGTATGGACCTTAAACCCAGGCTCCCATGGTACATCACCAATTTTGCCTTCTAAACGCATTTTATCAATAATTGACAAATAGAAATAACCATCTTGGCCTTCGTCAAAACTACACCAGTATTCCTGCTTTGCCATACCCTCTGAAAGTTCACCCAGTTCTATTTCTTTTTGTATCTCATTGAGAGGTATATGGTTTGTTTCTTCAACCGTGCGTAGATAACAAAACCAATCAGGTGAATTCTTAGCTATTTGATAGAGATCCCAAAGGCAATTATTTTTACCACGTGGTGTTGATAGGAACAGAGCAACGCCATTATTGGCTGTTAGAATCGGTCTTGCAAATTGATATGCTCTTGGATCTTGCAGGGAATATTCTGAAAACACCATAAATTTAGCGTTAGAACCAACAAGCGCAGTATCATAGTCATTACTACCAATTACTTGAAGAACGCTGCCATTGACGAATTTAAGACGCATAAGTTGCTCATTACGATCTGCTATGTCTTGGGGACAGTAATCTAATACCCTAAAACCATCTGAGGTAAGGTTATCCCATAGAATTCGTCTGCCTTGAGAGAAGGTGGGGAATATATAATAAATAGTCTGAACTTCTTTAAGTGCAGCACGGACACAAAGGTTGAATGCAACAATATCTTTCCCGGCTCTTCTCGGTAATATGGCTAGTACGCGCTTGAACTTCTTCTTCTCAACGGCATCGATAATCGGCAGCTGATAATCTCGAGGGATGAACTGATCAAGCTTTATGCGGGTTTCAACATTCATCATCATCTTCCGAATAATATTTATGTATTGCAACTGCGCCTAAAACAAATGCAACCCAAAAGAACCATAAGATCTTATTTTCGATCATTGAAATCTCATTCAGTTTCTTTCGAGAATGACGGTACTTCTATAATCTTAAACCCACCAGCACCAGCTATTTTCTCGGATAGATTAGCTCGCCATTCTTCAAGCGCCTTATAGTCATCGCAATATATTGGCATTGTTTTGGCAATATATGAGCCATCAAGATCACGGGTTGCTGCTCCTTTATCGCGGCGTATCGCACAAATATTGCGCACGTATTTGTGCGCGTTATCAACGTTCTTGTCTTTAGCCATCCATTCGAAAACCGTTTGTTTTGAAATACCAACATCTATAACTGGAAACTCCCAGATGTTTATATACGCGGGATCTTTACGAGCTTTCTCAACCCAATCCAGTGAAAACTTTTCTCGGGAGGCCTCATTAATTGGCTTCATCTTGAAAGATATGTTGCAGAAGTAATCGCCCCAATCGTACGATTTAGTCTCTTTTTTCGATTTTACTTTACGAGGTGTGTTATTATGGCGCTTCATATTCCGTTATATACTCCAATGTGAATTCTGTTTTTCCTGTGTCTGCCCATATCTTTTTAGCAGAAATTTGGGCAATAAGCGAATCATCCGTAAATACGATGTTATTGCAAACGTCCAGAATATATTTGATCATGTTATCCAAGTCTTTGCGTTTAGTGTGATATTGATCCCGTAAGCGATCGCGTCCCTTTTCTGGTAATGATTTGGGGAATGGCATAAAGAACGTAGCCTGGAACGAAATTGGGGCCTTCTCCATAGGAGCTTTACAACCCCATTGTTTGCGTATTTGTAATCCATCGAGAAATTTTTGTTCTTTTTGGGAATCCACCACATTACCGCAATAGAATCGTGGGCGTTGGAGTGCGGTAGGGTTGCCGTGCAGAATGAATTTCATAATACCTCTTCAAAGAGTGATGCATCAAGATATTCTTCTTCGAGTGGGGTTACTTGAGTTACGGGAATTTTCTGTGCAAGTTTGGCCGCAATATCGGGCATAATGAGGCCCGCTTGTTCGTTCTTGCGGCATGTGCATGAGGGGCCATGTGCCTGTAACCAAATTGCTTGTTGTTGTTCAGGGGTAAACTTTGTCCATAAAGGGTTACGATCATAGCGAGCACATGTTTTTGCAAACTCAGGTTGTTCTTGAGTGCGTTTATGGATTGCTTTCTCGTAGTTTATCGCAAATTCCAGATCTGTTTCTTTATAAGTAACTGGGGCTTCAACGGTGGTGGTACGAGCTGGTTGGGTATTCGTGCAATCCTCTCCGGTATAATAGCTCATGCGGTCGCGATTGAGCACTTCTGTTTGCTCCCAAGGATGCATGGTATTTGGATCGTATCCAAGTTCTATCAAGCGATCGAATCTCTTTTGCGCTCGCTTATCCATAAATTGTTGATATCGCTCATTCTGTTGTGCTTTTAAAGATTCCACTTTCTCTTTTGATACTGTTTCATGAGGAGATGATTTCTTGAAAGATGGATTCGATTTAAAATTGCGACAACAAGAAAGAAAATATCCAAATTGATTTGCGATCGATTTGCCGCCCATTAACTCTCGAGTTAACGCTTTATTGGCATGTTCGATCGCTTCTTTAGAAAAATCTACTAATTGTAAAAGTTGCTCTTCAGTGAACGGCAATTGATTCGGATTGTTCATTGTGCTTACTCTCTCCCGTTTATGGATTTTATTCTCAAGCCCACGAAGGGGCGTTCCCCCGCTCGGGGCGGTTTTCGATAGGCCTATATCAGCTTGCCTCGCCTGATGGCTCGCAAATGGTACTTCGATCTCAGAAGGATGATGATGACGATCTTTGAAGAATGATTTAAAAGAATCTGGTTCTCGACATCGTCGAATCATCTCAAGATCAATTCCATATAAATAACTCCTTGATATATGTAAAGCGGTGCAATCTTCACCAGATGCAGTCATTGATAACAATGAGAAGGTTGCAAAAGCACATAATTTCTTAAAAAAACTGGTAAAGAAAGATAGCCATTCAGGAGAACGGAACTCATCCTCAAGAATGTAAATATTGGGATCGTTATAGTGAAGGGCTACTCTCCATTCTTGTATGTGATAAAAGCCCTGATCCTCAAGCCAGCGAGTAGCTGTTTGAACTGAACGCTCTGAATATCCAGTCCATATCTCCATTTGCTTAATCGTCATCTTAGTACGGAATCGATCATCTCTCTTCCCGAAAAGGCAAGCAGCAGTAAATTGAATCGCTTTTGGAGCAAAACGAAGTTTATCTTGTTTTAAAAAGGTTTTTTCGGAATTTTGTTGACTTTGTGGCTGAGTTGCCATAATCTTTGGATATCCTTTCTTCATTCAGAGTGAATGAAAGGTAATTGAAATCATCTTTTTTAATCTGAAGGATGATTTCAGTCTGTCAAAAAGCTACAAGCAACTGGGAAGTCATTCGTAGCTTCAGACAATGTTTAAAATTAGGCCCCGTATAAAAGCGGGGTCTTTTTATTTCAACTTCTTGTTTATCGCTCGATAAACAAATGAAGGGTAACCCATTATCAATAAAATGCCAAGTTCTATTTTTTATTGGTGTATATATCCCACAACAAAATACCCATCACAACCATCAGCAATAGCAATACAATAATTATCGCAAAACATATCCCCCTAAAATACCAATCCATCTCGCAATGCATGATTCAATCCTTTTGTTGACATTGTTAAAATTGTAGATTAATATTGTAGATGTTAACTGTAAATTAATCAAGCAAAGGATAAATAATGGCTATAGAACAAGAAATTATACAAAAGCTCAGAGAACTAGAAGAGCAATTTTCAATGATAGATGTTATTCAAATACTGTCTCAATATTCCAAAGAAGTACAAGAAACTGATGAATTTAAGATTGCACGCCAATCTGTAATAAGACCTATTTTAAAACAATTATTAAAGCAAGAAAGAATAATGAGGAGAGCAAATGAAAGTATTTGAAAACAAGCAGCAAGAGCATTTAGAAGTAATTAGCAATCTTATTCTCAACTGTTCAGTTAATTTAATGAATTCCGTTGTAACAGGGAAAGTTCTAATATCTCCTGAAAAAGTAGAACTTATAACCAATGACTTAAAAAAAGCTTATGTTGAATTACGAACTCTTGGGCTTGGATTAACGATTATGAATGGTTATGTTAATACACTTGAATTTTCAAAAAAAGGTTTCGATGAGGAAACATTGAAGGGTTTCTATGAGAAAACCATTAACGATTATTATGCAATGATATCGGAAGAAAATAAAGGGATAAATAATGGCTAAACAATACCGTTTAAAGATCACTTGGTCTAATGGAGATAGTGAATATGTTGGAGAACAATTAAATTCAAAAGAAGTGCATGAACTCATGTGTGATTTCATGATTAAAGATATAAAACCATTTGAAGACAAAGTCTATTTCATGAGGAATGCAAGAAAATTAGAATGCCAAGAATACATCCAAGAGAAAGAAATCAAACTATGACTAAATTTATATTGCTCGCATTAATACCTTTAAGTATCAATGCTTCAGTTACACCCCGCCGGAAATACACCCAAGCAGAACTGTATGCCATCAAAGAGAAGATGGATTATGGAAAGTATCAAGAGATCACCGCTCGGCGAATGCTTAAAAAGAAGAAGCTGGTAAGATACAAGCCCATTGTAGTGCCCCATAATTCGCCGGACTTTAAAGGAAATGAACGAATATTACCAGTTCCTGAAATTGAGATTACCTTTGAGGAATTCAAAAAATGAAAGAGAGATCGGGGAGATCAATAGACTGGCTCTGCAAGCAATTGCAAGCTGGTATAGCTGATGAGATGGAGAAGATCGATATGTATTATCAATACGAGAAATATGATCAGGTTAAGAAGGCGATTAAACGATTAAAGCCAGCCCAGTACTTTGCCCCAGAATTAAAAGAAGCACTTACTTCACTAGAGGAGAGAATCAATGGAGATCCCGGAGTTGATAATAGCCCTCAAACTGAAAATGAAAGTAAAAGCGGACGATATAAAAGAACAAGAGCGAAAATTGGAAATGGCTAAGCATGATTTTAATACGCAGCTCAAAGATGTTGAAATAATACTTAAAGATATTGGATTTGAATAATATGCAAACACAATCAGAATCAATAGATAAACTCACTCAGGCGTTCGTAGAAGCTCGTAAGGCATTCAAATTTGTCCGTGAAGATAACAAAGCAAATTATGGCAGATATGTATCACTTGAAGAAATTAAAGCGTGTACGAATGATTCTTTGCTGGCTAATGGGTTATCATTAACTCAAACAAGAACCGTCATTGATGGCGGTATTTTTTTGGTAACTAAATTGACCCATGTGAGTGGTCAATGGCAAGCTTCCTACGTTCCATTGGTGATCCCCGAAAATCCCAAAGACATCAATCAAGCTTATGGTGCGGCATTGAGTTACCAAAGACGGTACGAGTTGTACGGGTTGTTCAGCATAAAAGGGGAAGAAAATGATCCAGATTCAGTTCGTGAGGATACAGAAATCAGGTCGTCCCAAAATGTCACGACTCCTGGTTCAATCTCCGAAAAACAACTAGCATTGTTGATGACGAAACTTCCCAAAAGGGAAGGCGCCCAAGACGAACTCATTAAGAAATATGGTAGCCTGAAACAAATCCCATGGCAGAAGTTCGATGATATACTTCGTTGGCTTGATCCCTCAATGAAGAAAGATTAACTATGTGCCGATTATTATTGGGAATTATTTGTTGTATATGCATGATTGTAACCGGAGCATGTTTTATATCGCAAAGCCATGTTGAACAAGAAAGCAAAAGGCTTGAGCGGGATATCGATGAAGTATGCAAGCAGATTAAATCCTTAAACGAAAAGTTGAAACATGGATAAAATTGAATATGCAGAGCTGTATGGAAAGCTGAATGATCTATATACGACTATTGATAATAGATTCTCCCAATTGGTGGAAAAAGTACGACCTCCAATGCCATCCAAGGATTTGCTTTATGATGCATTAGCTAAAGCAAAACTTGAGTACAAGACACTGAGATTCAATAGAACTAACATGTTCAACAAGCAAGTATATGCCGATCTTGAAGCAATCCAGAAAGCAACTGATCATGCATTATCTCGTCAAGGGTTAACCTTCATACAATCACCAATCGATGTTGATGGTACTACGTTCCTGGATTCTATATTGGGTCATGCTAGTGGCCAAGAATTGAGCTACCGCAATCGTTTAATCATTCCGGGATATACCGGCGCAGCCAGCGATAACCAGCGCTACGGCGAATCTTTGGCATATTTAAAACGTCAAGTTGCTCAAGCTATTTTGGGCATTGTTGCATGTAATGATGAAGCGGATAATGATGATGCGCAAGCAAGTGAGGTGCAATTTAACGCTCAAGCACGTAAGGCTATAGCAGGAGATGAATCAAAAGCAACTGTAGACCAAGGAATATTATCCGAGCGCATAAGCAAAGATCAATTGGAAGATTTGTATTATGAGTTGCAAGATTATCCAGTTATGACTAAAGCGCTCTTAAAGGGACTAGATATAGCACAACTTGCTGATATGCCAAAAGCTAAATTCCATCAAGAAATGAGAAGAATTCGTGAACAGAAGATGATGCTGAGGGATAAACCTCAGAAAGATTGGTGAAGCTATGATAGAAGAGTTAGTAGAAGCGTTGATATGCATTATGTTATTGTGCTTATTGGTATTGTTGGTAGTTGGTACTGTATGCTTGATTGATTTGTGTAGAACCTGGATTCATTGGAGATAGTAATGATAATACGCTATAATGCCCCAACCCATTTGGATGTGATGGAATATCTAACCGAATGGCATCATGAACTTGAAGATGGAACTATGCAAATTTGGATCCAGACTTCGAAATTGCATGGAGATAATAATAAGCCCCAATGGATCAGGCTTGGCGATCTTCTAGAAAAAATTTGGCTAAAAGATGAACGCCCTGGCTTGGTCGGATACGAGAATTGGTATACTATGGAATCGCTCGCTGCTGATTTACAAATATATGAGGATTTAAAATGAAAAAATTATTACTCGCTTTATGCATTCCATTATCATTGCAGGGAGCAGCTGCAAAAAAAGAAGAACCCAAAGTATATACACATTTTGTTATCAGCTATGCCTCTCTTGAAAGCCTCCAGGCAAAGGTGAATGCATTCTTAAAAAAGCATCAAGTTGTGGTGCAACAAATCTTGTGGAAGTCTGAGAAGAGAGCAGGTGTTCAAGAACACAAAGCAACTATCATGTTTACCACTAAATAATTAATGGCTGGATTGATTAATTTCCAGCCACTTTTCAATCTTTAATACATTCTTAAAATACACATAATGCCCCATTAAAAAACTACGGATTGTACTGTACGGTATGTTCATGTCTTTAGAAAGTTGTAACATGGATATATCTTTATCGCGCACTGCAAAATATAATCTTTTTCGTAATAGATCTTGATCCGATTGAATATCTCTTATTATTCGTGCCATTGCTCTCCTTAATTGATTTATAATTCGAGCATAGTGTATTCGTTTTGTTTGTTTTGTCTACTTTTGTTGACTTTGTCGGAATAAAGATTACATTGAAAACAGTAAGCATCTTTATTAACCACGCATAAACCTGAAAGGATATCATGCGTAAACTCTTGTTGTTGTTGTTAGTTCCATTGTCACTCACTGGGCTCTATGTTCCACAAAGACTGGGGAATGTATTCGTAGCAAATATGCACGATGGATTTGCTGTATTAAAGAAAGGCAAACTCCATCATATCGAATCTGATTGTTTAGATGCCACATTGCGACAAATGAATTTTAAACAACGCAATGAGTATATTATTAAAGGTGGCGCTATGATTTTAAATCAAGCGCATACTGGTGAATATACTCTCAAAACAGGTGGCAATCTTAAAGGTGGCGGACCCATTCTAGGATGGATATGCTATGGTGTTGTTATAGTAAGTGGATCAGCAGTAATTGCTGTTGTGAAGCATTTTGATCGATCTGGTACTGCACCAACAGACAAAATGTTTGAATGTGTAAAAAGTGTTGCTAAAGTAGCGCAATCATTTGGAAACACAGCTCCAACCCCTGTGCATTAAAGGAAAATATGAACCCAATTCTACAGGCTTTTGTGAATCAAGTGATATTGTTTGCAATAACTGCCGTTTTACATGTGTGTTATTACTATCAAGGGAAAGCAGAAAGTCTTAACCCATTCAACAGTAAAGTAGATTTATTATTGTTTCTATTGGCTTGGTTTGGATTGGGAACTTATTTAACGTGGAAGTTTAACTGGGGTGTTTTTGCTATATAAGCTCTCCTATGAAGGTAATCCCAGGTAGAACTGCTTAAAAAAATCCTACCTGGGATTTGTTATATCAATGACAAGAGAGATTCCTCTCTTCGAGCATTCTAATTCTATCAAGCAAGTTACAATTCATAGCTTGTAATGCTGAAATTAGTTCACAGTGCTTTTGGAATTCGTTGAGTAACATTGGCACCAGATCGTGGTATTTAACCGTTTCAGGTTCCCCATCTTTATACACAACCAATTGTGGCGCAATCTCTGCTACTTCTTCTGCAATGAGACCAACAGATTTGGATTCAGGTGAATGTTCTTTGTAGTTAAATACTACCGGCCTTAAAGAACGAATAACATCGCTATATGAACCCATGTTAACGATGTTGTCTTTTTTGGTTCGCGATGAAGATATAGTACCAAGTTGCCCAGCTGAATCTATAAGAACTGCAACTGCATTTGCGTTAGTCGTTGTTATGCCTCGAATGCCTTGAATAAAACATTTTGTTTGTGGAGTAGTACCAAATCCAAATGCGCCAAGGCGAGTTACAGCAGATTCGCCATTAACGCCAATATCACCTATGCAGATATTATTAGATTCACTTCCCGTAATCCAAGCCGATCCAGCAATAAATCCAATAGCAATATTTTGGGATCCAGTTGTTATACCCAAAGAAGATGAATCAGTCATTGCCGCATTACCAAGTGCCGTGTTGCCCACACCAGTTGTTATATGAGCCCCTGTAAAATTACCTACCGCCACGTTACCGTGACCCGTAGTAACATCATGCAATGTAGTTTCACCGTAACCACAATTACCAATCCCTGTCATAGTACGATTACCCGAATCAGTTCCGGCAAAAATATTAGCACCATTCACCGAACTACCACCAGGGTAATTATGCATGGTGAATCCTACCAACCCCGCACCACCACCAGGAATGTTAATGGCAAACAAATTATTTAATCCTGCAACTCCGGGGTCATTGATTAGAATATTTCCCGATTCTGAACCAGTTAAATTGCTGCCAGATAAAGAACCTATACAAATATTGGTATTCCCAGTGGTAATAGAAGCACCGGCATTTGATCCAAGCAATGTATTCGAACCTGAACCGCTCGTTATAGATTGGCCTGATTGATAACCTATTAATGTATTATTTGCCGATGAAGTCAATGCATGTCCCGCAGACTTTCCTAAAGCAGTAGTATTTGTTGAAGTTAAAGTTAAATTACCAGCATTGTTGCCAACAATAGTATTATTGGAAGCATCAGTAACATTTAAAGTCACATTGTTAGATGATCCGGTAAATTCAACTGATGAGCCAGAACCCAATGTTGCAAGCCCAGCTTTAATATTCAATACGCCTGCAGATGGGGTTGCAGTCCCTGAATCGGTAGGAAATGACGTTGCCCCTGTA